TAAATTTAGTTAATATTTCTTTTATATCCCCATTATAAAACGGTTTCTCTGCTGGAAATATCTTATCTATCAGATTATTAAAATCACATTCAAGACTATTGCTATCAGAGTATCCTATTAGTTTATCTGCACGGTATCCAGAATCACGGAGTCTCTTTAATATATAAGAAGCTTTAGTAATGTTTGTGTCTATATTCATGAGTCTATTTTCTTAGGAATGAAGTAGTATTTTGTTACAAAATCTGAACTTTCAACAAGTAAAACAAGATCATTATTCATAGCCTCAGTATACATAGCTTTATTTTTACCTACGAACAGGAACAAGTTCTTATTAAACTCCGATTTTTCACTCAATGCATCTGAGTATTCAACATCCATCTTTACCATGCTCTGTGTAGAGTCGCCAATAGTAAGCGTTGGATTGGATTCATCATTTTCATAGATAGCAAAATCTCCATCAGACATATTAACCGCATCTTTAATCATCTTCAGTTTTTCTGGAGAAAGAACAATTCCTTTATTAATTGTAGATTTTATTTTATCAAATTTTTCTGGTTTCCAGAAAGATCCGTTAGTTTCTGCTAGGATTGGATCATATAATCTACTAGTAAAAACAATATCATCGCATTTTGATATAATTTGGCTACTTGTTACTTTGATATGTAATAGTTCTGAATTAGAAAATGTTGATATGCTCTTTTTCAGTCTCATTGGGTTCTTAATGTAAAATACGTCACCCTCTACCATGTTTGTAGATTCTGGAGTGAATTCGATATTCATTCCGACTAGTCCTTTGGAATCTTTGATTTCAAAATGACAGAAAGTAACGAGTTTCCCCTTATACATACGTATCGGTAAAAACTCGTTATTTGATCCAAACGCAGTCATTGCGTCTAAATACTCTTTCAGAAATGACTGTCTATTTACTATTAGTTCCTTTTGCATTATTTCCTATTTTACGATCTTCTATCAATAAGTCAATCAGTTTTTGTTGGTTTTTGGAAATAGTAGTTAGCATTCTATAAATGGATGATTCCAGATCTGGATGAAACACCCCACGACCACCCCCGCCACTAGATTGTGGTTGGGGTGGCATGGCATGTTGTTGTGGTCTTTGTGGAACATTTGGTGCTTGGTTTGCTTGTTGAATTACCTCTAACATAGACGCATCCATATCACCAAATCCATCAGAATTAAAATCAGGAACTCTAGGTGCAATCACAACTGGGTCTGTTGAATCCATATTCGGTTGCTGGGCATTAGGTTGCTGGGCATTAGGTGGTTTTGCGAAATTTACCAATGGAATTTCGCTAGACGCTCCTCTATCAGAAGGGTTGATTCTGCTGTTAGCTTGAGCTATTTCTTGATTAATGCCCGTAGCAAATGATGCTACCATGTTTAGTTCTTCCTGAGTGTCCATAATATTTTAAGTGATGTCTGCTAACATTTTAGCAATATCGTCTTCAAGTTCTTGACTTGCAGACTTTGGCTTGCTATCTGTAGCTGGTTCTTCTTGTGTTTTTGTTGTTGGGTGATCAAACGGAATCTGATCATCTTCATTTTCTGTAGTTTGAGGTTTACCTGACAGATCGATATCTGAATGACCCATACCAAGAAGGTCTTCGTGATTTTGTGAAGAAGACTGAGTTGATGTTCCCATAACGTGCTCATTAAAGATTTTCCACAGAGCGTCATCAGACTTAGCATCTTGGAGAAATTCTTTAGGGTTGTAGGTTTTTTTCATGTAAATCTCACCTAACTTGTCTTTAGGGAATCCTTTGAATCCTTGAACAGTAGTTCCTGCTGGGAACGATGTAATTTCCACGCTAGTAAAATCATTCTTTGATTTTGGCTCAATAATTACCATCTTAAATGTAATACCATCCTCACCAAGTGAATAGATATTAGCATTAGTCACAGGCATATCTTCGTTTTCAGCAAGTTTCTTCAGTTCTTTCATGATAGGAGAACCTGCTTTAGGACGTTCATCATCCGTAGGTTTTGCAGTTGTGTCCCACATACGGAATTGGCTTTCACCTTCCTCAGCACCAGTATCTTTAATAACAAAGACGTTGACTAGACGCTTATCAGTAGGATAGCATAGTTTAGCTCTTGCGAGATCTTTACGATCCCACAGTTCCATTTGGCGTTCTTTCCAAAAATCAGGTCGTCCTTCACAAGATGGATTTGTCCCTGCATAAATTTGTTTCCCGTTAACTACAGATTTAATCGTATTGACACGGTAAGGAAGATAAGTCATCATTTTTACCTTCTCTTCTCCTTCTTCATTCTTTTCTAAATAAATGTGAGGAATCATACGGAACCAAATGGTTCGTGTCCCTTTACAGTTTAATAGTCGTTCGTCTCTTACGTAGGTTGAAGACCCTTGTTGGGATTCCAATTTTTTAATATCTTCGTCTGCTTGTTCGTATAATGAATTATCAATAATCATAGTATTTTTATATTTTGTATTTTTGTTGTTGGTTAAGTATTGCTTAACTCTGAGAACAGTATAAACTGTTATCGCAATTATGCAACTATTTTTTTAATTATTTTTTGTAATGCTTGTTCTGATAGTGATTTAAATTTTTCGCTACCTTCATATCTATTTAGCATAACAGTGGGAGATAAATCCTCTAAATAGAAATTCCATAGTTCGATGTCTCTATAAATCTCTTTTAGTTGAGAATAGAAGGAATTGAAAGAAAACAATAGATATACATTGACTTCCATATTCTTAATATGCTTTAAAAATGAATAGTTTGATTTATCTGAAGGTTTGTGTGTTAGATATTCTCTTGGGTGAATATTCTCCTTTTCACAAAATTCACTTATAAAGTTGAATCCGTCAACACACATTTTCAATGATTTAGGATTATCTAAATTGAGGGTTTTAATGATTTTAACGTATTGTGTATAGTTTGATAACGCTTTTGATTTACAATATTCTTTAATATGGACTATATCTTCATCCTTATGAAAAAATAAGGTAGCCTCAAAATATAGTCTACAATTTATCTCTGGATGTTTTTCAAACCAGTTAGATAGTTTTGCATAATACTTATATCTGGTATCTTTTTCTTTGAAATTTTTAAAGTCTTTTCTTATACGAAAGGGTTTTCTTCTAAACGATCTACTAATCGATAAATGATCATTATATATTTGTTTTACCTTTTTAGGTGTTTCTTCATTGCTCATTTGTTACTACGCTTTTAAGTTTTCTTGACTTTATCACAGTAGGAAAGCTTTTCAAGAATAAAATGATAAATTCTGAATACCCCATACCAGTAAGTGATTCCGTCATTCTCTGTAACCCTTTATTATTATAATATTCTATAAGAAATGCTACGGGGCTATAAAATTTCTTGTTCAGCATAGATATTAGTGCTACCACCAATATAAATATCTCGTTATTTTCCTGCTCACAAATTAGATCTAGTGAATTTTTAGAATCTAAATCATTATCATTAAATATATCCATATTATTATGTATGGATATATTTAATGAAAAGCAACCTTTATTTTATATCACCTTCCCCGAACAAATTGTCAAAATAGTCCTCTGGACTGATCTCCTCAATCGTCTCATCCAAATCAATCGGTGATAATTCGTGATCAACTGATGATTCGGTAATAGCCAATGTGTCTGGACATACATTATATCTTTTAGTCTGGTTTACTGCTCCGAATCTACTTTTTCCAACACTAAGACCTACTTGGTTTACTGATTTCATGTCATCAGTTGCGAATAGGAATCCACACCAATCAGAGCACTGAACAATACCGATACTACCACCAATATCTTCCATTGAAGGGTTTTCTTTATTGTATCCTTCACGGTTCAACTGTGCTACAACAACAAACGGTTTTTCTAAATAAAATGATAACGCCCTTACCTCAACATACAAATTAGCCACCATCAAGTCATGTCGGTTTCCGAAATTTCTAGTAGGTTTCATTAATTCTGGATAATCCACAAATACGGCATCGAATTCTATATCAAGAGTTTGTTGCGTTCGTCTAATATATGCACCAAGAGCATTGCTAGTCAATGATCCTGTAGCGAAATCTTTGATAACTACACTACCGTAGCCCTCTCCTTTGGCGTTTACCAAGAATGTGCCTACATCCTCAGCTTCCTCTCTAAGCCGTCCTATATTGATACCAGACATGTCAGAAACGAAACGGTTTGCATAAATGTATCTTGGCATTTCTAATGATACAACAAGAACGTTATACCCGCTTTTTGACATATTACACGCAATCGCCTTAATAAAATTAGATTTACCAACGTTTGATGGTGCTACTAAGTTATACAATACAGCACCTCTTGCTTGAAGACCACCACCTAACTGATCATCGAGCCATCTATAACCAGTTGAAATAGTATTTTTTTCGCTAGTTAATTCGTTGATATATTCTTCTATGTTCTCAAATAGATTTAGTCCTATATCATCCATCAAACTTATATTCATAGCCTCTTCAATTGAATCGTATACCTCTTCAATTATAAGATTCTCACCTGATGTATTTTTAATAAATGACTCATCTAATACATCTTTGATAAGTCGCTGTCTGAAAAACTCTTCAATATTAGTTAGTAATACTTTTCTATTAAGTTTTTCCTGTGATAGTTTCTGGGCACGTTTAAGATAATCTGCCAATCTCTTAACATCTTCCTCCTCTACGATATATGATTTGATTTCCCCCAGAGTTGGGATTGTTTTATATTCTTCGTAGAACTCCTTTACCTTTGTTAAAATAAGTAAATTGGAGCTTTCAAGAATTGTCTTCTCATTGATGTATTCTACTACTAATGGACATACTATGTCCTTATGTTCGCCAATAAATGCATGGTATGCAAGTAGACTTTCAATGTATTCTAAATTTAAATTATCCATAGATGTAAGTTGCTTATGCCGATAGTGTATCAGATTTTTAAAAATATACAAACAAAAAAACGCTAACCAATGAAGGTTAACGTTTTTTTGTATGATACGAACATTATTTTAATCAGGATTATCTTCTACAATTTCATCGATTGACGAAATATCAATTAATTCTGGAGTTTCGAGCGAACCTAAAGCATATAGCTTCTCAACATCAGATTTAAAATCAGGATTATTCAGTATATCCTTCCAGAACTCTTCAGTTGAAGTCTGTTTTCTCCTGTAATTTTTAGAAACCCCTTTATGAGTGAACCATCCTACTTTTGGTTTTTCTACATAACCCAATTTAAGGGCAATATCCAATAATGCCGAATATTTATCAATACCCTTCTCATGGGTGATTTCAATAGGAAACACACTCCCTTCTTTTACCAGTCGTCCTTTGAATACATTTACATTGAAGAAACTACCTAAAATCTCTTTGGTTGATGTATCTTTAATGACTTGTTTACGAACTAACCAGATATTATTTGGAAAATATACCATACCTTTACCACCACCAATAACATCTTTGGAATAAGTTTCCTGTGTAGAATATGTCTGACCAATCGCAATTAGCGGGATATTTTTAACATTCAACTGAGGGTTGATAATTCTCCAAAATGATTTAAGAGATTTCGCCCGTGTCATATCAGTAACGGTTTTACCGTCCTCTGCATCTTCGACCTCTTTATTAGAGGCAATTGCCCCTAGAGAGTCAATACCAATAATAACATCGTCTGTCTCGTCAAGTCCTTTTAATAGCTGGGCTAAATCGATTTTTAGATTTTCAATAGTATCAATTGGTTTGTGATATACTCTACTTGTATCAATACCGACAGATTCCATACTACCTTTATTAGTTCCAAATTCATTATCATAATAAATGAACCATGCATCTGGATTTTCCTTCAGATATGCAGATGCCATAACAAGCATAAACATAGATTTGAATGTTTTGGAATCTCCAGAAATAAGGGTAGACCCTCTTGAAAATCCACCATCAAGTTTAGCAGATAATGCCAAATTCAATGCTGGGATTTTGGTGTCGTGAAACTCTTCTTGAAAAAACTTAGAATTACTCAATACATCTGCGGTTTTTCCTAGTGTATTTAATGATGCTAACTTTTCAAAAAGAGGTTTTTTAGGTTTTTTAGGTTTTGCCATGTTTATTTTTTAAATTGAATAATATCATCATCGTTTTCGTATAGTTCATCAGCAGAACTGGATGCTTGTCTTGCTCGTTCCTCGGCTGAATCATACATGTCAATAATTCCTTGTTCGAATTGATCTGTTACATCAATATATTCGGTCGAACTAATGGTGCTCTTAAAAATATTAGTCTTTAGGAGATTAACATAAACTAGTGGAACTAGATTTACTGATAACTCCATACCGACCTCTACCTGTTTTTTGGTAACAGGATCTGTTGCTATTTTTGGAACTGGGAATGCTTGTAATGATCGTGGATTTTCGATATAATATCTATCGTCGCTTAATTCTGCTTTACATACGATAAAACCGAGCGTCTTACTTTGTAGGATTAATGTCTTCATACGCTTCTATATTACCATTACAGTATTCGTTTGTCAACTTTTATGAGAACAATTCATGCAAATCTAACGATTCTTCATAATGGATATTTGGAAATCTCCACCCAACAACACTAAAAAGCTGTTTGGCTACTGCCAAATAAAGTTTCTCAAACATTAATTCAACATCAATATCTAATTCAAATTCTTCTGGAAAATCATTACCGTTACCAGCGATATTTGTTATTCCATATTTATTTTCCAATACATAAACCCATAATGATTTAATACCACTTCGATGTAATTGATATTTACCACGCAATCCAAGTTTAGTTACTAGTCTATTATAACATACGCTGGCTTTTACTTGCGCAGGGCATCTACTACCAGCAACAAATTCTGATATAAATTCTTTTTCATATTTTATAATGTTGTTCACTTTTTGACGTTTTGAAATATCATAAAAAGATGCACTCATAAATTTCTTTTTATGAGCCTTAACTAATTTAGTCATCATGATTCCACACTCATCATGACCTAAATCTAGATACTGCTGTAGAACTGATTCGTATAGTTCGTTCATCATCCCTTTTACCATTGGTGAATATTCACTCCTAACCACTTTAAGTCCAGTATACTTCATTCGGTGATCTTTGTCTAAATCAAATCCTTCATTATTAACTACATGATACGCATATTGTTTTTTTGCAAAGAACAGTGCTGTCGTGGCCGCTTTTTCTCGTTCAAAGTTGTAGGTTGGATCTATACAATTATGTTCTGAATGAATCCAGTTATTAACACCTCTATTAAGAACCTGTTCGAATAAAACACATAATTTACTACCAAATTCTGTTAGTTTATTATCGACAAACATTGGCTTTCCTTGTGTTTTAACAATCTCTGTGAAATCACAGAATATACTGTCAGTATCTCCTCCAATTACAACATCGTCTGAAACATTAAAATGCTTCTTAGCAAACTCACTAACTACATGATCTGCCTTTTTAATAACAGCCTGTCCAGTTAGCGTGATTGAGCGTGCGATGTCTAGATCATAGAGTGGGGATTTTGATGTAGATATAACCCCGTAGCATGAGTTTAGAAAGATTTTTGTGATCTGCCCCAAGCGAGCGTATTCATCAGCGGTAGCAGTGTCTCCTTTAGATAAAGCCTCCTTCGATAATCTACTGTATTCTGATTTATTATTGAATTGTTTTTTTACGAACTTATTAATAATTCCTTCCTTTTTTTGGTCAAAAATAACATCAGCCAATGATATGCAATATTTATTATCAACTAGAAATTGATGAAAATCTTTTTCTGGAATCTTTCTCTGTTCACCGTATTCTGTAAAGTATACATACCCATCGATAGTGTGCGTCTTAGTTCCTACTTTCGTTTCATGGGACACGCCCAAAACCATCATATTCGTAGGGTAAAGAGATGTAATGTCGTAAGTTACAATATTAGTTCTCAGTTTAGCTTCTGGTGTCTTTACAAACCCTCCTTCAAATGGAACTTTATCAGCAGATCTTCGTGTTTCGATAATTCTATTTTCATCAAGTGCATATTTAGCAATTGATCCTGTAATAGTAACAACTTTACCAAGACAGTCTACTACGTTAGAGAATCCTTCGTATGCAGTGGATCTTCCAATTTCTATAAACCGTAGCTTTTTCTCCATTTCTACTAACAGCGCAACGTCAACGATGTTATATCTAGTGTAGGTATCCCAGTCATTTCTTGATAGGTCGAACAATGACACTCCACCAGTATCGACTTTTCCACACCCAAGAACATCCGATGCAACACTATCCAAAGCCCAGCTTTCACGCTCTTTGCCGAAAGTGAATACCTTGTATAGATCCATGTAATCAATTGTTGAAATTCCTTCAATATTGTATTTAACTACTGGATTTTTATATGCGTCTAATGTTTCACGCTTAGATACAAAATTAACAGGGCTCAATCTTTTAACAGCATCATATCCAAGAATTAGTTTTAGTCTATTTACGATATATTGTGTATCGAATCCGTTGATGTTATATCCCGTGTAAATGTCTGGATAATTGCTCTCCCAAAAATCAACAAAATGTCCTAGTCGTTGAGCTTCATCAAAGATTTCATAATACTTGATATTTTCAAATGGAATATCAAACTTCTCACCCCCAATACTTTTAAATGTTTCTGTTAAATCTGTTGACGTAAACTCATGCTTTCCCCAGATATGGTAAAACCCAGTAAGAGAATCATAAACAGTCATTAGGTCGATTTCATACTTAGCTTTATCTGGTGATGGGAATTCAAGTTCGGCAGGACATTCGATGTCCAAAT